AGCAGTAGCGTCATAGGCCCACCAGCTCCCGCACAAAGCTCAGCCCGTCCAGCGAGCCCACCAGCAGCAGGCCCGCGCTCAATACCCATTCATGCCCGGGCGCATCGCCCTCGAGCAGCTGCCGGCGCAGCTCGCTGGCATCACCAGGGCCGATCAGCCGGGCGCGCATGCTGGTGTCGGCGCTGCCGTTCGCCAGCAGTGCCTTCAGGTCCGCCAGCTGCTGGTCGCGGCCCTGCTGTTGGCTGGCCTTGCGGCCGGCCAGCGCGGCGAGGTCCGCCATCGGCGAACTGTCGGCGGCGTAACTCTCCAGCATCGCCAGCTGGCCGCCGATCGACTGCTTGGCCGCCTTGGTCACCGTGCAGCGCTCCAGCGGCAGCGCGCCCCAGCGGGGCAGCGGGCCGGCGCTGGGCATTTCCCACTTTTCGGCCTCAAGGCGCGACAG